CGGCGACACTCCGAGGAATCCCGGCACGTCATAGATGTCTTTCACGTCCTCGAAGGCGTCCGCGGGCAGCGGCTTGCCCGTCGGACCGAAGAGACCGAGCGCGGCGTGCGTCGCGACCTTCAACGGGTCGGCGAAGGATAAAATCATGTCGCCGCTGGCCTCGTCGCAAAGAAGCCTAGCGAGCGTGTCCTTCCCCGAGCGGGGCGGACCGTTGAGCAGGGTGACGTGGACCATCAGAACTTCGGGGGCATCTGCTCGACGAGCAGGGAACGGACGTCGGGCTTCTGCCAGCCCTTGGGCTTGATCCACTTCCCGCCGTCGGGGGCGGGCCGCTTCTTCATGTTGGCCGAGAAGATCGCCCGCCAGATCGGGGCGAGCTGGACGCCCATCCCGACGATGGTCCCGAGGACCACCACGATGACGTCGACGGACTCCTGGACGATGGAGGACATGCAGCGGTCGCGCATGGCCGTCCGCAGCTCCAGCACCTCCTCGTCGAATAGGCGGGCGCGCAGGGCCCACCAGTCGTCGTCCTCGGGCAGGCCCGGGACGTCGGCCGTGCGGTGGCCGAAGTGCTCGTGCATGTCGTGCATGTCCGCCTGCCACTCCAGCTCCCGAGCCTTCTTCGCGCACTCGATCAGGAGCGCGCGCTGGGTGAATGTGCGGCTCACGTTGGCCGCGTCCATCAGGGTCTCGCTCAGGCGTTCCATCAGGCGTCCACGACGTGGGGGAGGAGGGCGTCGCGCTCGACGGCGAACTGAATGTCCAGCTCGATCAGCGGAAGATATACCAGGGCGCCGTCCAGTTCGTCCAGGACGTCGACCAGGAAGTCGCCGGGCTGGCGGCCGTGGAGCGCAATCGCAACAGCATCGAGGCTGTCGACAGTAAAGGTGGCGAGGGTGTCGAGGTCGAAGAGTCGGTACATGGCGTGGTTTGGCGGGGCGGCACCATTGCCGCACCCATGGTATCGGCCGTCCCCCGGTCGAGCTGGAGCGCTGGCCTTGTTCTTTCGTGGTTTCTCAGAAAGAGGAGTCGGCCTCGATCTCGGCCATAATCTTCGCGGCAAGCGCATCCACGCGAGCGGCGGCCTCGGGGTTGCGCTCGCGCTGAAGCGCGACGGCGGAGCGGCGGATCCGGCGGGGCTGCTCGGTGCCGCAGCAGCGGCAGCGCCAGACGGGCGAGCCGTCCTCGGAGGTCGCGCGGTCGTGGACGTTGGTCCAGTTCTCGTTCGCGGGGCAGCAGCTCTGGCAGGTCTTGCGGGCGGTGTTCTTCATGACGCTGACAGGATACCCGCCTCACGCGAAAAGGCAAACGGGGGAGCCGGTTTCTTTCCGGCGTCCCCCTCCGAGATCAGACCCCGAGCTGCCCGGCCAGGCCGAGGTCGATCAGGCGGGCCCAGACCTCCATGGCGTGCCAGGCGCTCGCCAGGTCGTCGGCCTCCATCTCGAAGCTGAAGCTCATGACGCGGCAGGTGCCGTCGGCCAGCTCCTCCAGGACGTAGCCGCCCCAGGCGTCGTCGCCTTCTCCGGTCTCGCGGCTCCACCACTCGCCGTCGGGCTGCTGCTTCCACTCGAAGACAGGTCGGTCGTTCATGCCGACCTTGCGGTCGAGGGCGAGGGAAAGGATGGCGGAGGCGCTGGTGTACGTTTCGGTGATCTTCATGACGCCACCATACTACCCGCCTCACGCGAAAAGGCAAACGGGAGGCATCGCTTTTCTGCGAGAGTCTCAGGCCGGGAAGATGATCTCGTCCACCAGGCCCCACTCCAGGGCCTGCTCCGCGCCGAAGAACGTGTCCGTGCCCGTCATGCGCCGGAGCCAGAAGCGGTGGTCCTTCCGCGCGCTGTAGCGCGCCAGGAGCCGGGCATAGGTCTCCGTCATGCGGCGGCCCCACGTCACGTTGGCCTCGACGTGGTCGAGCGTGCCGTCCGCCTCCTCCAGGCTGATCGAGTGCAGCATCCAGACGGTGTTCGGCATCGTCGTGCGCTGGCCCGGGGCCCCGCAGGCGACGATGAGCGGCGCGGCCGACTGGCACCGGCCCACGGCGCAGGTGCGGACGATGCGCGGCGAAGCGGCGATCAGGTCGTGCAGGCCGAACGCCAGCTCCACGTCACCGCCGGGCGAGCAGACGAGCAGGTCCAGCGCGGAGCTTCCGACGACGAGCTGCTGCGCGAGCTGCGCGAAGCGCTCCTCGGTGATCTCGCCGTTCAGGAATAGCTTCACTCGTCCAGCCAGTTCCGCCGCCAGTCGGGCATCTCCCCCGAACGGTCGTCCGTCAGGTGCAGGCCCTCGAACGTGCAGAAGCCGTCGTTCGTCACCACCGGGTACTGCTGCACGCGGCCCGTGCGCGGGTGGAGGAAGGCGATGCCGAATCCCTTCTGCCAGCCGCTGTTCCGCTTCTTGAAGAGGTAGGCTTTGCCCGCGCGCTCCGTGCAGCCCATGGGCGTCGACATCCAGGAGTGCGCGCCCATGGACTCGGAGGTGGAGTAGGCCATGCCCGCGCGGTGGACGTGGCCGCTCTGGCCCGAGCGGCCCGCGGAGCGCAGCTCCTGGAGGTAGGGGGTCTGGCCGAGGCTCGTGCCGTGGTAGACGGTGTAGAACCCATGGAAGAGCGTGCCCGGCAGGTCGTCCTCCTGATCCTTCGGCGAGGCGATGGTGCCCTGCTGCGCGAGCTTGATGCCCAGGTCATCGACGCCCGCGAGCTTGTCGAATCGCATGGTGGGGAGGCCCGACAGGGCGGGCGCGACCTGGGCCAGGTACATGGCGAGCCGGTCGAGGCCGTGGTTCCCGGAGCCCCATACGATGTCGGCGTCGGGCGCGATGGCCCGGAGCTGCTCGAACATGGTGCGGGCGAACTCGAACTCCAGCTCCAGGGACACCGACCAGCCTGGGATCTTGGGGTGGCGCGAGATCGCCGCGCCCTCCAGGATGTCGCCGTTCAGGTAGATGACGTCCGGGTCCAGGTGCTCGACGGCGCGCTTGAAGCAGTACCAGGTGAACGGGTCCAGGAACGTGGAGTGCGTGTCGCTGATCGACAGGATCAGCTCCACGTCCTTCGCCTCGCGGTCGCTCGGGTCGTAGCGGTGCGGGTGCATGAACCGCTCCTGGTAGCGGGCGGCGTGCTCGCGGCGCGACTGCTCCGCGCGGGCGCTCTTCCACCTGCGGGTGCCGATCTTGTCGACCAGGCCCGCGACCTCCTTCGCGTGCTCGAACGTGCCGAACTGCCGCTCGACGTGCTCGATGTACCAGGAGCCCATGCGCTTGTAGCGCTTGCGGGTCAGCGTGCGGTCACGCCAGCCTCGCGGGTTCAGCTCCTCATCCTCGGCGACGCGGATCATGTCCGCGACCAGCTCCTCCACGGTGGGCTCGCCCTCGCGCTTCGCGTTCCGCTCCCGCTCCGCCTCGGCGGACTCGCGGGCCTTGCGGTCCTGGTAGCGGCGGCGCTCCGCCTCGTTCAGGCGGACGCTGTCGGGTGCTGCGAGCCACTTGTCGTAGCCGGTCTCTTCGTCACTCATGGATGGGTGCCAGGTCGGCGATGCCCAGGCAGGCGTGGAGGTGGTTGTACGCGGTGGAGTTCGCGCGGATGCCGTAGGTCGGGGCCAGGTAGGTCCGGTGGAACCTGTTCAGGCTCAGGACCACCTTGCCGGACTGGACGTCCTCGACGAAGCGCACGAAGTCGGCTGCGGCCTTCGGGTTCGAGCAGATCGAGCAGCGCGTGCCCGGTCGTTTCGGGCCCGTGGTGCTGGCCCATTCGTCGTAGTTCATCCGATCGTGGCCTGGAGCATGGCGGCTGCGGCGAAGCCACCGAGGAAGATAGCGAACGGCGGGATGCTGGTGATGATGTCCTCCATGGTACTGGAAAGATCGGCAGGATGGTGGTCGAGAATGAAGGGCCGAAGCCGGTTTCCCGGCTCCGTCCCAGGTTGGGATCAGGCGGTCTTCAGCTCCCACCCGCGGGCGCGGAGGTTGCGATAGGTCTCGCGGGCCTCCTCGATGCCGTCGACGTCGGCGGACTCGCCCATGTAGTCGTCGGCGTACCACAGCTCGACGGTGCCGTCGGTGCGGGGGACGAAGCGGACGTAGTCGCCGTTCGGGCTGACGAGGGTGTAGTGCTGCGCGGTGTTCTTCATGACGCTGACAGTATAGCGCCCTCACGCGAAAAGGCAAATGGAATCCCCGGGATTCCCGAGGATTCCTTCCGTCCCGGATCAGCGCACTCTCAGGCCGTGGTTCAGGGACAGGCCGGTCAGCTCGCGGGCGAAGTCCCGCAGGATCTCGCTGCGCCCATCGTAGGGCGCAGCGTTCAGGCGGCCCAGCAGCTCCTCGATCTCGCCGTCTTCGAGCTGGACCACCAGGAGGTCCCGGTGGAGCGAGCGGTAGCGCCAGCCACCGGAGGGCGTGGTGCGTCGGCTTGTGAGCTGCTCGGTGTAAACGCGAGTCTCGCGGCAGCCTTCGACGGTCGCCTGGTAGGCGTACCTCGCCGGGTGGTGCGTCTTCCGGGCGTACTCTCCGGCGTGCTGCCAGGTGACCCGGACATGGTGCCCGCCCATGCCGAGGCTATCATCGTAGGTCACCTCGAAGTCGATGCCGCTCACAACCTTATCCCAGGAGTCGGCCGTCCTCATGATGATCTGGGCGTAACGCCCGACGTCGCCTTCGCGGGGCAGCTCGGTGTTCAGGTAGGCGTGGGTTCTCGTTTCGGTGGTGTTCTTCATGACGCTCACAGTATAGCGCCCTTCCGCGGAAAAGCAAGTCGCGGTGCCAGTTTCTTTTCCGTCGCGTCCACGGCGTGGGACAGGAGCCCCGGCAAGCAGCGAATGACGGTCGGTGTCTCGCTCGGGAAAAATCCCGCCGCGACGATCTTCCCGCCGAGATGAATCTCCGCGGATCTCCGGTCGACGATGTAGGCGCGCAGCTCCCCGAGGTGCTCGGGAATCCGCGGACGGACCTCGGCCAGGGCGGCCACGATCTCCTCCTGGATTCGAGCCGTGGTGCTCATGCGAGCACCTTGGCGAGGGCCATCTCGGCGGCCCTGATGTTCAGGAGGTTGGCCGCGGCCTCGGCGCGGCGGGAGAGGTCGTCGTCGCCCAGCCAGGAGGCCAGCTCGGACCTCTCCTCCAGGTCGCCGATCAGCGTGTCGTCGACCTCCAGGCCGCCGAGGGAGAGCACCGTGCGCGCGGCGCGGATGGTGGAGCGGATTTGTTTGCGGAGCGTTTGCAGGTCGTTCTTCATGACGCTGGTACTATACCGCCTTGCCGCAGAAAGGCAAACGGGGGAGCCGGTTCCTTTTCGGCGTCCCCCGTTTGGATCAGTCCACCTTGACGGGAAGAGCCATCATGCCACCGTCTGGGCTGATGCTCAGAGTGATGAGGCCGCGCTTCTCCAGCGCCCGGAGAGTGGACGCGGGCACGTTGATCTGCCAGCCGCGGTCATCGACATCGTGACCGGCGAACATGCCTCCGCGCTTGGTGACAAGGTCGAGGATCTGCTGCATCTTCGGGGTGAGTTCGGTGTTCTTCATGACGCTGGTACTATACCCGCTCCACGCGAGAAAGCAAGTCAGCCGTCCGGCTTTTCCGCGAGCGCCTCCAAACGAGACCGGACCACGTCCTCCAGGTCGATGCCCAGCTCCTCGCGGTTCTCCACCAGCGCGGCCGCCCAGAGCAGGAAGCGGAAGCCGCGCGGGTCGACCATGAACTGGCGCTCATGCTTCGAGCCGTCGCCACCCTCGACGTGGACGGTGGCGAGCTGGAGCCCAGCCTCCTTCGCGGCGGCCCGCATCTCCCGGCTGTAGGTCACCCGGCTCTTCTGCTTCGACTCCTCGGCCATCAGAAGGGCTCCTCGACCTTCTGCTGCTCGGGCGCGACGGCCTCCCACTCGTAGGGACCGCCGTGCGTCTCGTCGAACAGGGCCCGCAGCTCGGCGAGCTTCGGCAGCACGAAGCAGTTCGGCCGCGGCGTGGTGCGCTCCTCGCCGGACTGCGGATGGACCGGCGGCAGGTCGACCTGGTCGAGCCCACTCGCCTGGCGATAGGCGACGTTGCCCTTAGTGGCCTTCGCCAGGAAGCGGCGCATCGCCGTCACGGAGATCCGGTCGCCGTAGGGCACGGCCATATTGTAGTCGTACACGAGGGACCCGGTCGGGATCAGCGCCCCGTCGGCCAGGCTGGCGTCGTCGATCGCCCCGACCTGGAGCGCGTCGAAGAACCACTTCGCCTCGGGGGAGAACGAGTGAGCCTTCTGGTCCTGGAGCGCGGCCGTGCGCGGGCGGGAGCGCGGGTCGAACTTCGCGACGGGTCGCGTCATCAGCATGTGCAGCAGCGTCTCGTAGCCGCCGCTGCTCAGCTCGCGCGCGATGTCGGCGAAGTAGCTGCCGTCCTGGATGTGCGCGCCGCCGACGTCGAGCACGACGAAGCGCCGGTCGTCGATGCCGGTGGGCACCACCCAGTCGTCGTTAGAGGCGAGGATCAGGTGCAGGTAGTTCCGCTCCACCGCGGCGTCCACGCCCTTGGCCTCCACGATCAGGTTCTCCTCGGTCACCATGGTCTTCAGCATGGACTCGTGGCGCCGGTCGTGGGCCGCGATGGCCTCGTCCGCGAACAGCAGCACGCAGTCCCGCAGGTGCGCGTTGAAGGAGCCCACCAGGTGCTTCGCGTCGGTCACCTGCTTGAAGTGCTGGCCGAAGAGCTTCCCGAAGTGCTTCGCGAAGGAGCCCTTGCCCGCGCCCTGCGAGCCACGCAGCACGATGGCGGTATGCCCAGGCTGGTCGGGCTTCTGCACGGCGAGCGCCATCCAGTCGAGCAGGTACTCGAAGACCTCCTCGTTCCCGGAGCAGATGTTCTCGCGGACGTGGGCCAGGTACTTCTCGCACGAGCCGCCGGGCAGCGCGTTCACGGCCCAGCCGCGCCAGATGTTGTAGACGTCGGAGGCGGTCTCCTTCCCCGGCTCGAAGACGATCGAGCGGAAGCTCCGGCGCTGCGGGTGGTCGAGCCACCACTTGCCTGCGGGCACCAGCTTCGAGTTCTCTCCGTCGCCGACCTCGACCTTGCGGTTGCTGTAGAACTGGCGGAAGTCGGACGGCGACTGGTACACCAGCGCGCTCGTGTCCGGGTCCTCGTAGACCACGCGGCAGCGGCCGCCGCCCGTGTTCTGAACGACGGCATAGCGGCCGTTCAGCTCCATCAGCACCGGGTCGACGGCGAACTCGTGGGCCCGCTCGATCTGGCGCTTGGCGTAGCGCTCGGGGCGGCCGTTCGTCCCGTCCAGGACGGACTCGGAGATCGCCCAGTCGGCGTCGGTGATGAGCGAGTAGATCATGTCGTCCGACACGCCCGCGCGCACCAGCTCGCAGACGACGTACCAGAGCGCGCCGCTGCGGCCCTCGTCGGCCCAGCGGTCGGGCTCGTCGGGGTGGAAGCCCTGGGCGATGACCGTCTTACAGAAGTCGTTCACGGTGTTGGGCAGCTCGTCCAGCGACATGATGCGCCGAACGTTCTCGTCGACCTTGACCGTCGAGCCGGTCGACAGGCGCTGTCCCTTGGGCAGCGCGGTCTGGAGCTGCGGCGCCTTCGTGAAGGTGGACAGCGGGTAGCTCGCTCCGTTCATGTCGACGATCGTCGAGAGCGCGGCCGTGCGGCCCTTCTTCAGCTTGCGCTTGTCGGGCCAGTTCACGGTGCCCGGCAGGCGCGCGATCCGGTCGACGTTGTGGCACGAGTCGGCGCCGAACAGCAGTTCGAGCTGGAGGTTGTAGAGCTTCGCCTCCTCGTAGCGGGCCTCGTCGCCCTCGATCTCGAAGGGCTCGTCCAGGCGCCAGAAGCCCCAGAAGCCTCCGCCCGAGTCGACGATCGCCGAGGGCGCGGGCACGCCCTCGGGGAGGTTCGTCGTCAGCAGGCCCATCAGGCGCTTGCGCTCGGCCTCGAAGTCCTCGCCCGTGCGCGGGTCGAGGTCGACGTGGAGGAACGACATGCGGGCGATGTCCGTTCGCAGCGCCTTCTTCGCCATGTCGCGGCTCGGCGGGTTGACGCTGAAGTAGACGTTCAGGTCGGCCTCAGCCGCCTTCTCCAGGAAGGTGTGGACCTCGTCCTCCTGCCCCGCGCGGAAGGTTCCGTGCAGGTCGCCCACTCCTCCGCCCACCTTGATGGTGTTCAGCAGCCAGCGCTCGTCCGGGTGGACGAAGCGCAGCCAGCGGACGGACTCTTCATGGCGGGGCTCGATCATCGGCTTTTCACCTCGGACCAGTAGTCGATGAGGCGCTGCGGGTCCTGCTGTCCGCGCTCCATTTGCGTCAGCCACCAGGGCGACACGTCGAGCGCCTTGGCGAGAGCCGTGCGGCTCATGCCCTCGCGGCGGCGAAGGATGACCGCGGCCTCGTTCGGGGCGAGCTTCCCGATCTTGACGGCGGGCACGTCGCCCTCGCCGTTCTCGGCCTGGCGGTAGGCCCAGGTGGTGATGTCGAAGTAGTCGGCGGCCTGGGCTTGGTTCAGGTCGGCGCGGCGGCGCCAGATCAGGAGGCGCTCGTGCCTCGCGAGGTCAGACGTTGCAAGCATGGGAGTAGGTCGGTGGTAAGGGTGCGGTGGTTGAAGACCTGGATGGCGGCCGCCCGAAGGTCGGACTCCGTGGCCTCGCCGATAAGCGTAGCCGCCTGGTCTCCGAAGAGCAACAGGTACTCCGAAGAGACCTGGAGGAGAAGCAAAGAGAGCCCGCCCTTCTCCATTCGGCGGGTGAGCCAGACTCGCTGCTGCGGCGTGAAGTGCGGCAGGCGGACTGGTGTGGTCGGGCGCTTCGGCCAGGCGTCGAGCTTCTTCAGCTCGACCCATCCGCCGATGAACTCGATGTCCGGGGTTCCGGGCAGGCACGGGTTCTCCACGCGCATCGCGTCCAGCGGATGCAGCAGCTTGCGGATCTTCCGGGCGAGCGTTGACTCCTTCGTCATCAAAAATCTAACTGCTACGGATGCACCTCGTCGACATAGACGTTCGCTTCGTGGAGCATCAGGCCCGATGCCTGGAAGTCGCAGCCCCAGCGGGCGAGCATCTCCTCCGTGGGCGGAGGGAACACCACGCGCGCGATGCCCGCCTGGATCAGGAGCTTCGTGCAGGAGGAGCAGGGCGGGTGCGTCAAGTACGCGGTCGCCTCCGCCGTGGGCACGGTCGCCGACAGCAGGGCGTTCGCCTCGGCGTGGACGACGAGCTGGAGCTTCATCTCCCGGTCCATGTAGCGCTCGCGGGTGTCGGTCACTCCACGAGGGAAGCCGTTGTATCCCGTCGCGATGACTCGGCGGTCATCGTCGACAAGGATGCAGCCGACCTTCGTCGACGGATCCTTCGACCACTCGGCGACGTGCGCCGCGAGACGCAGGAAGCGCCTGTCCCACTTGTCGTTCATCGGTCCCTCTTCATCAGCATGACGTCGTCCCTCTTGGCGAGGCGGTCGAAATCCCTGTCGCGTCGGCGGCGATCGGTGTAGGTGCGGAAGCGCTCCCAGCGCTCCGGCGGCAGCGGGCATCATGTCGGTCCCTTCGCGCCAGGCTCGTAGATACCGGGCCGCCGCTTCCAGTCGATCATGTAGCGATTCACGAGACCTGGCCCATCAGCTCCTGGTGGCCCCAGTTGTCGCCCCACTCCAGGTCGACGACCATGGGCACGCGAAACTCCATGGCGTCCCTCATGATCTCGCCCAGCTCGCGGGCCTCGGCCTCGGAGTGGACGGTCTCCACGACCTCGTCGTGGACCTGGAGCTGGAGCTGGTGCCCGGCCGCGTCGGCGTCGATCATGGCCTGGCGCATCTGGTCCGCGGCAGAGCCCTGGATGATCCGGTTCAGGGCCTTGTGGGTGAAGTCGAAGCCGCGGCCGTAGCGCGAGACGGGGAAGCGGCAGCGTCGGCCGCCCCAGGTGCGGATGAAGCCCATCCGCTCGGCCTTGCGCTGCGTCCGCTTCGACAGGTCGCGGACGTAGGGGACGGCCTCGTGGTAGGCGTTGAGCAGCTCCATGGCCTCGGGCCCAGCGCCGAGGTAGGTGATGGTGCGGCCGCCCTTCTGGAAGCTCTTGACCTCGGTAGGGTAGCCCAGCGACTCGGCCAGCTTGCCTTGACCCATGCCGTAGGCGAGGCCCAGGCCGATCGTCTTCGCGGGCTTCCGCTTGACGCCCATGATGTCCGCGACGGCCTGGTGGTAGTCGGTGAACGGGTCGTCCCGGTAGCGCTGCGCCATCTCCTTCCCGCCGGGGGCGTCGATCTCCTCGGCGTAGTGGCAGGTGATGCGCGGCTCCTGGGAGCTGTAGTCCGCGGACAGGAGCTTGCCGCCCTCGTCCGGCTTGTAGATCGCGCGCCACGCCGGGCCGATCTCCGGGTCCCGGGCGGGCTGGTTCTGGAGGTTCGGGTCCGAGCAGGACAGGCGGCCGAACTTCGCGCCGCTCGCGTCGTCCGAGCCCTCGGAGCTGCCGACCATCTGGCGGAATGTCGCGTGGATCCGGCCATTGATCTGGTGGGCGAGGATCGACTCCACGAAGGTCGTGCGGACCTTGTTCCACTTCTTCGCCTGGACGATCGCCCGGCAGACGTCGTCGTCCTGATCCGCCAGCCAGTCGGACTTGACGGAGGGCTGGCCCTCGGGGAGCTTCTCGGTCGGGTCCGTGCGCTCCAGCTTCAGGCCGCGCTCGGTCAGCACCTCCGCCCAGGTGGCGGTGCGGTTCGTGTCGGACTCGTCGACCCGGCGCCCAGTCAGGGTGCTGATCCGGTGGAGGGCGGAGCGTTCCCGATTCTGGGCATCCTCCTTCACGCGGGCGAGCTGGTCGAAGTCGACGAGCACGCCGCGGCGGCGCATCTTCGCCAGGACCGGCAGGAGCTTCGACTCGCGGTCCCAGACCTCGTGGAGATCCTGGTCGTCCAGGTGGCGCTCCAGGCGCCTCAGGAGCGCGAGCGGGGCCTCCACGTCGCCCTCGCCGTAGGGCCCGACGAACTCCGGCGGGAGCTGCCAGAGGCCGCCCTTCGGGTGGACGCCCCAGGCGGCGGCGGCCTGCTCCAGGAGGGACTCGTCCTTCCCGGGGATGCCCTCGCGGGCGCAGACGTTCGCGAGGCTGTAGCTGCGCTCCAGCTCGCTCACGAGCGAGGCGGCGACCATGGTGTCCCGGAACCACGCGGCCTCACGGTAGACCACGCCGTCCTCGGCGAGCCAGTCCAGGTCGTAGCTCAGGTTGTGCCCGACGATGGTTCCCCGGAAGGCTCGGGCCTGATCCCGCAGGTACGCCAGGGCCTTCCCGGGATCGAGGTTGATCCCGTTCCCGTGGCGAATGGGCAGATAGTAGGACGGCCCGTCCTCGATGGCGAAGCCCACCCCGACCATCTCGCTGCCAGCGCGGCGGACGCCGGGCCCGAGCGTGAGGAGCTGCGGGTCCTTCGTCTCGACGTCGACGCAGACCCGGCCGTGCTTCGGCCAGGCGGGAAGCTCCCCGAGCTTGGGGAGCTTCCAGTCGGTGTGGGGAGATCGGGGCGGGAGGTTCATTGCGATCAGATGGCCCAGTCGGGCTCGCAGGCGTAGATGCGGGACATCTGGGCGTCGACCATGGCCTCGTAGAGGGCCTCCTCGTCGATGCCGGGATCCTCGTCGACCTCGTTCTCTTCGGTCCAGCCCAGGCTCTTGAGGCGGCGCCACTCGGCGCGGGCCCGCTCGCGGGGGACGAGGCGCTGGTCGGTGAGGCGAGCGCCCTCGAAGGTGTGGGTGCTGACGTCAGGGCCGCCCGCGTCGGTGACCTGGTAGGAGTCGCCGAGGCCGTTGGTGAGCGCGTGTTGCTTGATTTCGTTCTCCATGACGCTGACAGGATACCAGGCCAGGCGCAGGAAAGCAAACGCTGGACTCGCTTTTCTGCGAGCGTCTCAACCGGGGAACGTGTCCGGGTGCCGGGTCCAGACGTGCGTCTGCACGAACTCCTCCAGCTCCGGGGGCATCTCGCTCATCGTCAGCTCGGCGATGGCGGCGCCGTAGGGTGCGGCGGCGTTCGCGTTGCCCAGGGCGATCTGGTCCTTGCACCAGAGGATGAACTCGACCCGGTCGAGGCTGACGAGCCAGAGCCGTTCGTCCGCCGTCAGGAGGGAGACGTAGTCGGCCTCCAGCCGCTCCAGGGTCAGGCGCTCCAGCCGGTCCAGGCGCTTGCCGATCTCGCCGTCGAGCCGCTTCGCCGGGTGCGGCATGTCGCCCGTGAAGCGCTCGCCGAGGTCGTGCGTCAGCACGGCCTTCAGCAGCTCGGGTCGCGGGTTCGGGTGGAGGACGAGCAGGAGCAGGGCCATGTCGAAGGAGTGCTTCCCCACGCTGTAGCTCCCGTGGTGCGGGAGGGTGTGGGCACGCTCGACGTGGCCCGCCTCGCGGAGCAGGCTCAGGCGCTCGGCCGGGGTCAGCTCGTGCATTCCGCCTCCATGATCGCCTGGCGCCAGTCCTGGGCGACGATGTCCGTGGCGATGGCCCGCCGGGCGTCCGGGTCCTCGACGTCCTGGAGGCGGAAGGCCGGGGCCAGCACTCCGGCCAGCCAGGGGTCCTGGTACTCGCCCTGGCCCTTCTGCTGGATCAGGGTCTCCAGCTCGCGGCGCCACCGGCCCACGGGGATCGAGACCATCGGGACCTTGGCCGAGACCTGGCCGCGGGAGTAGCGGTCCTGCGCCGGGTCGGCAAGGTCTTCGTCGGCGATCTCCTCGCCGGTCCAGGTGGTGACGAAGGTGCAGAACAGGAGCCCAGGGGCGACGTTGATCTCGGCGGCGAGGTACTCATGGACCATGGCGAAGATCGTCAGGTCGTGCTCGGCGATGTTCCAGGAGCGGGAGAACGTCGTGGTCTGGAGCAGGCCGTCGACGTCGATGCGGCTCGCGACGGTGTGGCCGTTGAGCATGACGACGCCCTCGCCTTCGCGGTACTGCGCCAGCGCCTCGCGGGGGATGGCCGCCACGATCGTCGTCGCGACCTCGACCAGCAGGCGGCTCGGTTGCTTGTGCCGGAAGCTCGCGCACTCCGCGGGCGAGGTCATCGCGACGCAGGCGGGGATGGGGAGGGTGCAGAACTCGCCGTGGCCGTGGCCGTGGAGAGTTTGGGCGAGCGCCGCCTCGGCGGCGTCGACGTTGCGGACGAGCAATGTCTTCATCAGAAATCCACCAGGTGCATGAAGTGAAGGGAGGCGGGGCCGATCTGGATGACGGCGGTGCGGAGGCCGACCTCGGAATGGAAGCCCACGCCGATAAACCACTTCCGCAGGTCAAAGGCGACGGCCACCGCCCATCCGTCGCTGTTCTTCAGGAGGTAGTCCTTCACGAGAGGCGGGAGATGTCGCGGTTCGTCGGGCGGATCAGGGTCGAGTCCTTGACCCTCAGCACCAGCACGGTCACGCGGCTGTCCTCCTTCAGCGAGGAGCCCTCCTCGAACCTCGACTGGAGGTGCAGCATCATGCCGCTGAAGGTGCGCTGTAGCGGGTCGTGCGCCAGCTCCAGGGCGAGCGCGGGCACTGACGCCAGCGCGCCGATCCAGACGTCGAGGACCTCACCGAAGGCGAGATCCTGGTCCCGGGAGTCGACCAGCTTCACTTCGAGGCCGGTCTTCATGTCCATGCTCCCCGGGAGCACGGTGGCGACTCTACCGGCCAGGCCGGTCGGGTTGTGGATCTGGATGACGGGGGCGGGCATGGGCGAAGGGTAGGGTGGGGCGGAAGTCGCCGAGGGCGACGATCAGGAGGACGGGTCCTCCGGTGAAGGTGCAGCCGCCATCCGACCAGCGTCGGATGCAGGCGTGCGCGGCGAAGCGAGCGACCTGGTGGTCGTACATGCCCAGCCGCTTGAAGTCTGCGGGGCTCTGCACGTTTCGGCAAGAGGGACAGACGAAAAGCCAACGGTCGGTCTCAGGTCCGAACCGCCTCCAGCCTTCCGCCTGCCACTCGGCCAGGGTGGGCTCCCAGGTTACTCGCATTGCTGGCGGCCGGTCTCCGGGTCGATGCGGCAGGAGGCGCCCTCCTGGTGCTTCTCCTCCTTCAGGATGCCCATGCGCTTGCCGCCGGAGTTGAAGGTGGTCAGGCCCTTGCAGCCCGACCGCCAGGCATCCAGGTAGAGCTGTTTGAACTCGTCCCAGGGCATGTCCGGGGAGACGTTGCAGGTCTTCGAGACGGCGCTGTCCATGAAGCGCTGGGCCACGGCCAGGACGGCGACGTGCTCCTGGGCGGTGACCTGCGCCGCGCTCCTGGGCTCGACGCCCCAGCGGGCCCATCCGTAGTCCTCGACGACGTGCTCCTCCGGGCCGTCGAACGTCTGGATCGTCCTGCGGGTCGAGACGGAGAAGACCGGCTCGATGCCGCTCGACACGTTGTCCGCGGTCAGGCTGATGGTTCCCGTGGGAGCGATGGAAAGCAGGTGGCTGTTTCGGAGACCCTTCTCCGCGATGACGGCGCGCACGCCATTGGGCAGGCTCCTGCCGAAGCCGGAGTTTAGCCAGAGCTTCGCGTCGAACATGGGGAACGCGCCGCGCTCCTCGGCCAGGTACGCGCTCGCCCGGTAAGCCTCGTCTCGCAGTACGGCCAGGATGTCCGCGAGAAGGCCGCAGAACGATTCGGAGCCGTAGGGGTGGCCCAGGGCCTCGATAGCGTTGGCGACCCCGGTCACGCCCAGGCCCATGCGGCGCTTCTCGTGGGCCTCCTGCTTTTGCTCAGGCAGCGGGTAGTCGCTGACGTCGATGACGCGGTCCATCGCACGGACGACGCGAGGGATATCCTCGCGGAACTGGTTCCAGTCGAAGCCTCGGCGGTTGCCGGTTCCGAAGGCATCGCCCGCGTCCTCAACGATGTAGCGCGTCAGGTTGAACGAGCCCAGCAGGCAGGCGCCGTGCGGAGGCAGGGGCTGCTCACCGCAGGGGTTCGTCGCGGCGATGTGCTCGCAGTAGCCCAGCGGGTTCATTCCGTTGATGCGGTCGATGAAGAGCACGCCGGGCTCGGCCCAATCCCAGGTGCTCCTCATGATCTTCTCCCAGAGCGCGCGGGCGTCGATGGTGTCGAACACCTCCCCGCCCCAGCGCAGGTCGAAGGTGCGGCCGAAGGACACCGCCTGCATGAACTCGTCGGTGACGGCGATGCTGATATTGAAGCCGGTCAGCTTGCCGCTGTTCTGCTTGGCGTGGATGAACTCCTCGATGTCCGGGTGGTCGACTCGAAGCACGCCCATCTGGGCGCCGCGCCGATGGCCCGCGGACTGCACGGTCTGGCAGATGGCGTCGAAGATGCCCATGAACGCGAGCGGGCCCGAGGACTTCGAGTCTAGCTTGCGGATGCGGGCGCCGCGCGGGCGCAGCGTGGAGAAGTCGTATCCGATGCCACCGCCCATCCGCATGGTGGTCGCGGCCGATGTCGCCACGCCCATGATCGACTGCTGGCCCTCCACGAAGGAGTCCTCGATCGTCGCGGAGACGAAGCAGTTGTAGGCGGTGACGGACTTCGGGCTACCGACTGCGGCCTGGATGCGGCCTCCGGGAAGAAAGCGCATCTCGCGGAGGACCTCGCGGAACGCGCGGAACTCGTCCTTCGACTCGGTCAGCGCGGCGGCGATGCGGTTCGTGGACTCCAGGAAGGACTCGCCCTTGGCGCGGTACTTCTCGGCGTGGATGAACTCGGAGACGGGGTTGGTCGGGCCTTGCATGGGATCAGCGGATAATCGCGACCTCTTCGGCCGCTCTCGTAACTGCCGTGTAGCGCCAGGAGCGGCGCATACTGGAGGGGAACTTGTGGGCTTCGTCGATGATGCAGACGCGGGGCCACTCGGAGCCCTGTGCTCGGTGAACGGTGATGGCGTAGGCGAAGTCGAAGCACTGGGCCTCGCGCAGCTCGAAGTACGGGATCTCCTCTCCTCGGAACGGGTGCGCGTGCGCTTCGCAGCGCAGCATCGTACCATCCTCGACCGACTCCAGGCAGAAGAGAATCCGATCCGCCCCATCGTCGAACGCCTCTCGAACGATCCATTGGCTCCCGTTCAGGAGGCCCAGCTCGTGGTCGTTCCGGGTGCAGATCAGCCGCTCGCCCACGTTGGGCACGGTGCCGGTGTAGCAGTGGAACGCGCGGAGCTTGTCGATGGACCGCCGCCGGGTGGCGTTCGTGCCCACGATGATCTGGTCGAACGCGGCCACCTGCTCGATACCCATGCCGCCGCGCTCGTAGATCGGGCCGCCGCCGTAGTCGCCGGTCTCGCGCAGCGAGGTCGCCATCCGCAGGACCGGGGACTCGGCCGCCTGCCGGTGGATCTCCGTCAGCAGGACGTCAGGCTCGGCCGAGATCAGCTCGGGCTCGTCCTTCACGGGCGGGAGCTGGGCCGGGTCGCCCAGGCAGAGGATCGGCACCTTGAACTTCCGCAGGTCGTCGGCGATCTGCTTCCCGACCATCGACACCTCGTCGAGGATCAGCAGGTCCGAGCGCGTCAGGTCGGAGGTCAGGTTGAGCGTGAAGCTCGGGCGGGAGTGGTTGTCCTCCTCCTCCGCGAGCTGGCGCTCCAGCTCCTGGCGCTCGGGGCCGGGCTCGGCCTCGCGGACCTGGCGGCGCAGGTCCCGCAGCCGCTGGGCGGACTTGACCTTCGGCAGGTAGATCAGCGAGTGGATCGTTCTTGCATTCGCGCAGCCCTTGGACTGGAGGACGTGCGCCGCCTTGCCGGTGAACGTCGCGAACTGCACGCGCGCTCCGATCTCGTCGGCGATGTGGCGGGCGATTGTTGTCTTTCCCGTTCCAGCGTACCCGAACAGGCGGAAGACCTGCTGCTCGTCCGCGCCGTCCCGAAACCATGCCGTTACGGCGTCGACGGCGGCCAACTGCTGGCGTGAGAGATTCATGGCGGTCAAGGGGACTGGGAAGCTGGAGGTGCGGGCCTTCCACCCGCTGGGCCGGTTGTACTATGCCCGGGCTCTGGGCGCTGACCGCCCGCACGTCCGCAGAAGCTGACGCGGTCCCAAGGTAGCTTGGTCGATCAGAAGGCGTCGTCCTCGACGTCCGCCTTCCCGCTGCCCTGCGGCTTCTCCTCGGCGGGCTTCGCCGCGCCCGAGCGGACCTGCTCGGCGAACTCGCTCGCCTGCGCGAGGATGTCCGCGTGGGCCTCGTTCGTCGGGAGGAGCAGGGAGTCCTGGTAGGTGGAGCCCACCGCGGGCGCGAAGGTCGGGATGTAGTACGACTCCCCGGCCGCGTTCTTCGTGCGCGCGCTCGACATGCGAGCCCGATGCGCGAAGAGCGGGATCTTGGCTCCGCCGCGGATGGTGCGGAGGCGGGTCAGGAACTGCTTGAAGGGCTTCACCTTCGTGATGTTGAAGGAGATCACGGCCATGCCCGTCGCCTGCTCGCCGTCCTCGTCGAGGATCAGGCAGTAGAGGTAGTAGGTGTTGAGCAGGTCGTTGGGGATCTTCTGACCTTCGACCGGCACGGTCAGGCGGATGCCATCCTCGCTGCGGGCCTTGGCATCGCGAACCACGTCGCTGTCGATCTCGTGGCGCGCGACGAAGCCGCCGCCCTCCTTCCGGGGGACCCACTCGACGAAGCAATGGTCCAGGTGGCAGGGCACGAAGCTCACGTCCTCGTGCAGCTCGCGGGTGACGGTGTTCACGAACGCGCCAGCCTTGGCGCCCTCGACGAACTCCACGTCGCCCTCCTCCGCGTTGACCTCGGGGGACAGCGCCTGGAGCAGGTTGATGAACGGGATCGACAGGTCGTCGGCGTTGACGTCCTCCCAGCCCTGACCGGCGTGCTGGCCGTAGTCGAGGGTGGCGAGGTCGGTCGAGGTGGTGGCCGTCTTGGCGACGGCGGTCGTCTTCTTTCGGGTTGCCATGGTGGCGGGTGGGTAAAGGAATGCCGCGGACACTTTCACGTCCTCCGGGGCGAGGGACGGTTCGGTTCAGGCGAGCTTCGCGATGCGGTGCTCGGCGTCAGCAGCGTACTCGGCTTCGAGTTCGATGCCCACGACTTCTTCCCATCCCGCGCGGAGTGCTCCGATCATCTCGGAACCAGCTCCCGAGAAGGGGACGAGGATCCTCCGCGGCGAGCCGTCGGAGTGCGGAGGCGGCAGCAGGAGCTTCGCGAGGTACTCAGTCAGAGCGAGCGGCTTCAGCGTCGGATGCTTCGATCCAGCGCGCTCGGCCTTCGACGCCTTCGCGGTGTAGAAGAAGCGCGACGACTCGCCGACCATCTCCGCCGCCTCCTCGTCGAGGACGACGTTCGCGGGCCAGCGGCCCTGCTGCGACGGCTCGAACGTCCTACGATCCGCGGCGGGAGCGTAGGACGTTCGAGCCGTATTGAGCCCCTGCGTGACGGCGTTCTCGGTGTAGCCGTCCAATGCGGCCACCCTTCCCCCATCAATATTCAACCCCGCCACGCCCCACTTCTCGGCGTTCGCGGCGAACGTGCCGTCCGTCGGCTTCATGGCGAGGACGATGGGTTCCCATGCGGGCTTGAGGGCGGTGCCGTAGCCGTCGAGCTGCTTTGCGAGCGGGGTGGCTGAAGCGGTGCCCGGCGTGTGCTTCGTGGCGCCGGACTGCGAGTTCTCGCTTCGTGTCGTGTAGCGGGAGCACTCTCGCCCGGCAGCGAGGTCGGGGCAGTTGGACGCGCCCGAAGAGGTCACCTCACGCTCCGCGCCCGCCGCCTTGTCGATCGCCTTCCCGACGTTGAGCGACTTCGGGAACCCCGTCCCGTACATCCACGAAAGGCAGTCGCGGATCTTGAATCCCGAGTCTTCGATGGCGCAGGTGAGCCGATGGAAGGTTCTCGTTCCGCCCGCGGCGAGGAGATGCGCTCCTGGCTTCAGGGTCTCCCGCACGAGAGCCCAGACCTCGGCGCTCGGGACTCCCTTGTCCCACGCCTTCCCCATGAAGGAGAGGCCGTAGGGCGGATCGCAGAGTACCGCGTCGAAGTGCTCGTCGGGAAGGGTAGGGAGGACGTCGGAGACGTCGCCGATGTGGATGATGTGCATGGTGGTCTCAGAAGTCGCCGGTGGACTTCTTCGGCTTCGAGAGCTTGGCCTCGTTCACGATGTACGCGCCGAACAGCTCCATGGGGAAGTCGCCACCCTCGGCGAGAAGGTCGCGGAGCACCTTCTTCAGCGTCATGGGATGGACGTTCTGGTCGTCGCGGGCCATGTACCCCGCGTCCTCGATCTTCGCGATCAGGTCGGAGCTGTCGCCCTTCCCGGCGTCGACGACCACCTGGTGCTTCACCACGTCGCCGAGGCCGTGCTCGTGAAGCCAGCGCATCGCGGCGGCCTTGCGGGCCTGCGGGATGGACGCCCGCACGTTCGTCGACACAGTGAGCTTCGAGCCGTTCTCCAGCGCGATCTCGGACAGCCCGAGCTGGGCCATCAGGTCCGGGATCGCGTGCTCGCGCAGGTGGCGGATGCGCTTGTCGGTGACCTTCAGCGCAGCGTCCTGCTCGGCGCGGGTCAGCTCGGCGTCCTGAAGCTCGCGGGCGAGTCCGGCGAGGTCGGACATGGAGGCGGTGCTCGGCGCGGCGTCGAAGGCACCATAGTCGGGAGTCTCGGTCATGGCGAAAGGATGCTACCGGGTCAAAGCCAGTCGGGCAAGCAGTCCCCGGTGACTTCTGCACCGATGTCGCGCTTGTTCCGCAGGCTGTTCAGGATGGGGCGGTCGTAAGTGCCCAGGGCGACGAGGTCGATGTACTGCACGGCGCGGCTGGGCATCCCCGCGCGGTGCGCCCTGTCTTCCGACTGGAGGCGCTGGTCCAGCCGATAGCTGTTTGAGCAGTAGATCACGGTGCCCGCTCGGGTCAGCGTGATGCCCTCGCCCGCGACAGAGACCTTGCCCACGAACCAGCGCGGTCCGTCGTCCGAGTCCTGGAAGGCGCGGATCGCGGCCTGGCGCTCGTCGTCGCCGACCTGTCCGTCGAAGCGGACGCAGGTGTCGCCCAGGGCTGCGACGATCTGGTCGACCTCCCAGGTCCAGCGAGCGAAGATGATGGCCTTCCCCTGGACCTCCTCCAGCAGCTCCAGGAGCGCCTCCAGGCGGACGTTCTCGCCGACCGGGACGTCGGGGCCGTCGTCGGTGCCGGTGAAGCCGCAGGCGATCTGCTGGAGCCTCGTGAGGCGGGTGAGGGCGAAGTCCGCGCTGACCTCCTCGCCGGACTCCAGCACGGCGCGCAGCTCCGAGCGCAGCTCGTCGTAGAGGCGGCGCTGTTTCGGGTCCAAGGAGAACTCGCGCTGGGAGTAGATTTTGGGAGGCAGGTCGGGCAGCACCTCGGACTTCAGCTTGCGGTCTGTGACCTCGGCCACCAGCTCCTGAAGCTCGGGCAGGTTGCGGTAGCGGACGAGCTGGTTCCATTGCTGCGACCCGGACTGGCGGCGCTCGAAGATGCCGAACCGCTGCCTGAAGAGGTGGAAGTTCTTCAGCCCACGGGCGGTCCAGTAGTCCGCGTCCAGGACCCGAAGCTGGGCGTAGACGTCGAACGGTCCCTGGGCGATGGGCGTGCCCGTCAGGATGCGGGTCACCTTCGCGTACTTGGCCGCGGCGACGACGCGCATAGACGTCTTCGACCCGGGCGTCTTCAGGCGCGCGGACTCGTCGCAGACCAGCATACAGCGCCGCTCGGTCAGGAAGCGCTTCAGCGCGGCGCCCCCGAGCTTCGTTATGGTGGCCTCGTAGTTCATGGCGAGGATGGCGAGGCCCTCGTGCTGGATCGCGTCCTCGAAGGAGCGCTGGTCCTTCTTCGGCATCGGGTTCTTCGAGACCCAGGAGTGCGCGCGCCAGTCGACCCACTCGGGCATATGCCTCGGCAGCTCGGTCTCCTCCCAGTTGCGGTAGACGCCCTTCGGGGCGAGGACCACCAGGGCGTCGATGTCCCCGCGCTCGAAGCGCCAGGTCGCCGTCATGATCGACGCGAGGGTCTTGCCTGCGCCCATCTCCCAGAAGAGCCCGAACTCGTCTAGGTCGCGCGTGCGCTCCCAGACCTCCCGCTGGAACGGGTAGGGCTCGTGGTCGCCCCAGTAGGTTCGCTCGGTCATCAGCCCAGGGTGCGGAGGAGGCTCGCCATGGCCCAGGCGGCGGCGGCGATCAGGAGCAGGTCGCAGAGAGCGACCAGCATGTTGCGGGTTGTGTCCTTCATCGGTCCTTTGCGGCGGAGTAGGGGGGGGAGCCTCGCACACGGGAGAAGAGTATCCGGTCCGCCGCAGGAAAGCAAGCGGAGGACCGGGTTTCTGTCAGGGTGCCTCTAACTGGTCCAGGGCCTTGCGGAGCTGGGAGGCTTCGTTCAGCACGGTGCGGCGGTCGCTCGGGGTCGAGGCCAGGACGAAGACCTTCGGCCCGCCCTCGGGGCGGACGAGGGCCGCGTGGCCTGACCCGGTGAGCCGGAGCACCAGGCCCAAGTCCAGAGCGCGCTGGACCTGGACCCGGAGCTTCGGTGGCCTGGCCCTCAGGAAGCGGCGGGTGTTCATCCGCGGGGCAGCAGGTCGTCGAACGGATCGAACACGGCGCGCGACCTGCGCTTCGCCTTCGTGACGGTGAAGCTGGCCTTCCGGCGAGGCGTGAAGCGGACGCCACGCTCGCGGAAGGAGTCGCGGAGGGCGTCGTGCTCGGCCTTGCCCTGGAACAGGCGGGTCAGCTCCAAAAAGGTGCGGGCGAACAGGCGGCCGTGCTGCTCCCAGCTCGGGCAGAGCGTGTGCGCGATCTCGTGCAGGACGACGTCGCGGGTCCGGGCCCAGTCGGGGAGGGTGATGTAGCTGGAGCCGTAGGCTGCGGCGCGAGTGCGGCCGCGTCCGTCGCGGACCTCCAGGGTGCGGACTCCCCAGCGTCGCTGGAACGTCGCGGAGTTCAGAACCTTGGCGACGAAGCGCAGCGTGTCCGCGTAGCTCATGGGCGCGCCTCGGCGGACGACTCGCTCCGCGCTGTAGACCTTCGTGCGCTGCCAGTCGCGATCGAGCCCAGGGCTCATGCGGGTCTGGTGGCGCCAGAGATTCTGGTCCTTCCCGAAGAAGTTGTAGCAGGCTCGGCCGCCGTGGGAGGCGCGAGGGGTGAGGCGGAAGCCGCCTTCGCAGGTTGACTGGACGTCGGTGCTCTTGATTTTCATGGTGGTGCCCTCAGGCAGGAACGTGGTCGATTCCCCAGCGGGAGCCGGGAGCAGTGTGGACGAGGAGGCCGCGGTCCTTCGCGATCCATGTGGGGATCTCCCACCCGTCGCCGGAAACCTCGACGAAGCGTCGAGGGATCCATGCCTTGCGAGTGTAGTCCACTCGGCCGTAGCCGATGGGATCGACGACCATCATGCGGACCTCGATGTGCAGCGCACGAGCGGTCGCGTTGATGACGCGGCCTCGGATGTGGGTCGTTTCGTTCATGCCTCCATCATACCCGCTACCCGCGAGAAAGCAAGCGGTAGATCCGGTTTCTTCTTGGTTGTCTTTTTGTGAGAACTTCGGACAAGTCGCTTGCCTTTTCGCGGCGAGCGTGGTATGATGCTGGCGTGTCGGGAATGGTCCCGGCCAGAAGCCCAGGAGGGCATCACCATGGAAGCGCTTCGCTCCAGCTACTCGGAACTCGCCTGCTCGCTCAACCTTCTCCTCGACCAGCGCGTCGAGGCGCGGGAGGCTCGGCGGCCCATCGCCGAGATCGACGAGCGCCAGATCGCCCTCCGGGGCGAGATGCGCCGCGCGGCGCTGGAGCTTTCCAAGGCCTACATGGCCGAGGGCGACGTGGAGCAGGCCAAGGCCTGGGCCGAGTGCCTGGCCGAACACGCAGGCGTCATCGAGCGCCTGGAGGAGAGCGCGGCTCGGAGGGGCCTCCGGGGCTGATGGGGCGCTTCGAGCCTGACGCGCTCTGGGCCTGGGTCGACGGGACCTGGGCCCGAGCGGTCGAAGTGAACGGCGAGCCCGTCGCGCAGGACCTTCGTGCCGCCTGCCAGGCACTTCGGGCAGAGGGCATCCCGGCCCACGTCGGCAGCCTGTCCATGGGTCCGCCCGACGGCGAGCCCGTCGCCGGGTGCTGCTTCGATGACGACGCCCGGCCGTAGCCGGGCGCCGAGATCCATCACCTCCTGCCGGGCGGGTCACCGAGCGCGCCCCGCACGAGGCGCCATCCTACCAAGCGAGAGATCAGGCGAAAAGTGGGCCCCGCGTCACCTGCAAGATCGCGGGGCCCGTGCCATGAAGAGGCTCGCGCCTCGACGCCCAGAGCCTACCCGCCCGAGGGCGCAGGCAAAAGGAGGCCCCGGACATTTCTGGCCAGGGCCTCCACCCCACCCTGCCGAATCCCCATTCGACAGCGTCTCATGCCGGGACCAGAGAGGGGCGAGCCCGGTCGCGGCAAAACTATTATTCTTGTTACTAAAGTTGTTGGGTTACAAAAAACCACTCATGAGCCGCTATTCTGCCGCGACTGGGCTCGCCTCCAGCTTTTAGCTAGTGGCGACCGAGGCGAGCGCAAGTCTGGGCGCAGCAGGAGCTTACGCCGTTCCGTCTCACCTAGAGAGGCTAGGAATGCAAGGAAGCCTTGATCCCGAGCCACGTCGCGGCGGCCAGGGAGCTGATGACGATGCCCACTAGCACCAGCATTCCCTTCGACCGGATCCGCTGGTGGGCCTGCCTCATCTCGCGGAGGAAGGCCATGTCCTGCTGGAGCTGGATCGGGTTCCGGGCGTCCATGCCCAGGGTCACGAGGGTCTCGTGGACGCTCGTGCGGACGATCCGCTCGACGTCGACGGTGGCGGGAAGGGTCGTGGGCGGCAGGTGCGCGGGCGGCGGCTTCTGCGGATCGGTCATGAGGTCAGGACTCCAGGATGGCGAAGGCGTCGGTGCCCGCGCCAGGCGCAGCCATGTCGAGCTGCTTCAGGATCGCGACGTCGGACGAGGTGTGGCGGACCTCGATGACGTCAGAAACGGCGACTCCGGCGATCGACCCCGAGGTGTTCCCCGCGCTGATGAGCGTGGTCCACGCGCCGAACCCGCCTCCGGTGTCGATACGATACTCAACGTCCCCCGCGCTGAACACGCTCGACAGGGTGAAGCCGTGGCTGCCTGCGGCGTCCGCGGTGTATTGCGCGCTCGTCTCGTTCTGCGAAAGGAGACCGAACTCGAACTGGCCCTCCAGGGCGGACGCGATGTCGAAGTCGTGGACCAGCGTCTGGCGGCTCGTGAGCGTCTCCCCTGCGTCCGTGTGGCGGCTCTGGACGGAGATGCGGAGGTCGGCCGACGGGACGGCCCCGTCGAGCGCCTGGAGCAGCACGAGGCGCTCCAGGGCGAAGTTCGTCCCGGAGACCACCTCCGCGGTGTAGACGGCGTCGTCGGCGCCACCGGGGTCATGCACGACCGTCACCAGGTGCTCGGTAGAGTTCGCGCTCGGGAAGTCCGAGAAGGTGGTCGCCGCGTCCTCGGTCAGGGCCGTGATCTCGTTCCCCAGGTCGGCGGTGCGGTAGTCGCGGCGCTGGAGGTCGACGTCGATGTGGAAGTCCTCGGGGCCGGTCCCGCCGGACTCCAGGGAGACGTCGGTGGTGTCCCAGTCGACGGAGTTCAGGGTCAGGAGCGCGGGCGGGTACGGGCGCCGGACCCGCTTGTCCATGGTGAAGGTGATGGTGGTCGCCGCGGACTCCAGCAGCTCGGCGTTGATGCTGACCGGGATCAGCTTCACCTCGACGTTGTCCGTTTCTGGGATCGAGTCGTCCGTGATGGCCGCGCCCGAGGACAGGACGTAGACGGGCGTGCCCACCGCGTGGTCGGCCTGCACGGAGTCGAGCGCGCCGCGGTAGACGTTCGCCAGCCGGGTGACGGCGCCGCTGTTGGAGGCGGACTCCACCAGCATGAACTCGTCCCCCACCAGCACGAGGTTCCGCAGGTTGGTGCCCAGCTCCGTCAGGTCGTCGGTGGTCGAGAAGGAGCCCGTCAGGTCGGACTGCGAGTCGGGCGTGGCGGCCAGGTCCAGGGTCGTCAGCGGGTAGGCGCTCTTCGTCGACAGGGCCGAGTCCAGCACGCCGATCTTGGCGAACTGGAAGCTCGTGCCCGCCACATTGAAGTCGCCCGAGACCGCGCCCGAGGCGTGGCGCTCGCGGACCTCGAAGATGGCGGCCGACCCTCGGGCGCGGGCCGCGGCGTAGACCTTGTCCACCAGGGAGCCGTCGCGCGGGTCCCGTCGCACCAGGGCCCGGGGCGCCTCGAAGGCCACCTGCTCGTCGGCCGGGAATGCCTCGACGCCCACGGTCGGATCGGTCCATTCGGAGCCGTCCGGGTCCGCGAA